CAATAAGATTATGGACTAAATTAACAAGACATGGTAATAGCAAATATGTTTTATTACCTAAAAGAATACTTGATTTTATTAATCTTGATGATGATATAACTTTAACTTGTGATATCAAAAGACAGAAGATCACAATAAGGAAGGTTAGAACATGATCTGCGTAAGGGTTAATCTTACAGAGAAAGATATTAGATTTTTAGGTGCTGAGGAAGTTATAACTAGATATTTTCCTGATGAAGATGTTAAGGTTTTCTTTGTCATGGAAGGAGTTAAACATGCTAGAACAAAAATCAAGAATGAGAATAGATACAGAAAAAAGAGAAGCTGATGCAGACTTGTACAGAAAGTATGAGCTAGATGATGATATATCTGGAGAAAGACAAGAGAATTTCTGTAATTAGAATAAATAAGGAGGTGTGATAATGGTAGATAAGCAAGTAGATTTAAACTGGATGAATGAGGTAAGAGCTGCCCCTAATGTCAGCACAATGAAAGGCATGGTTGTAAACATAGAGCAGCCTAAAGAGATTAAGACACAGTTCGGTATGAGGGCTTTCTTAGAGATCCAGATAGAGAACCCTGAGATGTCTGTTATAGCTAATGAATGGCTAGGTACAATATTTCCAACAGTTCCACCAAACAGCAATCTAGGTAAGCTTCTAAGCACTTACAAATGCAGAACACTAAAAGACCTTATAGGTCAAGAAGTTGAAGCAGAACTCATTAAAGGCAGGTTCTGGAAGATCGTACGATAGAGATGGACATATGCAATAGATGCAATAGATCTTATGAGATTGAGGACTTGGAAGAAACATCAATAGGTCTTATATGTAAGACCTGTAAAGAAGAAATAGAAAGATTAGGATATGTGATATAAGAATGCTAGGTTATTCAGATCTATAATGGATAAGCTAGCATATATATCCTATCATAGGTTATGTATAATGTATATTTAAGCTTTATGATTATCAAAAGCTTTAAGAATATCAATATCTTATCATAAAGAATAAAGGGAGGTGCTTAAATGCCAGAATTAAAAGGTTATGGTATGAGTTGGTTGGCTATTCTAGGTGTAATAGGCTTACTATTTGGTATTGCAGGATATGGACTTCTAGATAATACAGATTACACTAAAGCAGAGCTAGACACCAATTACCAAACAGGTTATGATCAAGCTAAGCTAGACATTAAACCAGAAGTTATAACTGTTGTTGAAAACAACACTGTTATCAAGTATGAACAAGCAACAATCAAAGAGTTATATCTTGATACAGCAATCATGGACTTCAAAGAATGGTTAGCAGATAATGACAACCTTAAATGTGATGGAAGGTTCTACGAGTTTGATGAGATGACCATAGGTTCAATGAGAAGTTATGATGTACAGTGCAACAATGGAAAGTGTGATAATTATGATGTACAATTCAACATTAGATTCAACTTTGAAGATGACAAAGACTCTTGTTCACACAGATATACAGCAACATTAAGTTATGAGAACGATAGTGATGAGCCTGAGATAAGATTAAACTAAATTTGGATTTAAGCCTAGGATTTCTTTCCTAGGTTTCTTTTTTAAAGAAAGCTAATGGGATACAGAAAGAGGGATAGGATTTGTATAGTTTGTTTAAAGCCAAGCATTGGAATCAAATGCAGACCTTGCTATGAACGCAAATGTATTAAGAAAAAGCAAAGGGGTGTTAAGAAATGGAAGTATCAGAAACAATGCCTGTAGCCTATTGCAACCATTGCAACAAGTTCTTTTATACTTTTGAGGATTTATATATGAAACATCAGGAAAAGCCCCTTAAGAGCCTTATAATGGAGGAAAGTGTTAGAAGAAGATATAGAACCTATGTTAAAGAGATAAATGCTATTTAGAGGGTCTTTCAGGGTTTTCCAGTGATTGTACAAGCTAGATCATCAACACTTTAGTTATCAACACTTAGGAACTTGTTAGTTCCTAAAGTTGAGAATTATAAATTCTCAACACTTTTATAATAAGGAATCAGGCATACATTAATATCCGGTATACCGATTACTTTTGATTATATCAAAAGTAACTGTCTAGGATCAGTATGCTTATTCTTATGATATAAAAGCATTAAGGAAGAACCTAGAATAGCTTATGATTATCTAATAAAGGATAATACAACCCATAGCTTACTAAAGGGGGTTGATATAGCCTTAGATTCGCACTATAAGACTAGCATAGAATAAGGAAAACATAACTAAAACAGCCCTCGGTTTTAAAAGTATACAAGATTTTTGTATTAAGGATCTCATAGAAAAATTATAAAGTATAGAAAAATCCTAGAATAAGATAAGGATAGGATAGAATAGGATAAGGATAAGGATAAGGATAAAGATAAAGATAAAGCTTAATCTAAAGCTATCTTGTCTTTTACCCGCCATAACAATAAGGTACTAGCTTAAAGGATAAGGTACAACCTAAGGTTATGATAAAGATAAATCATAAAGCTTAAGTATAAGATTATCATAAGATATATCATAAGGGAGGAACTAAAATGGAAACTAAAGATAAATGGGATATCATAGTAAGTATCTTTTGGTTGTTAGTTATAGCTTTTATCATGGGTTCTATAATCTATAACATGGGTTATGATAAAGGTTATGATAAGGGATATGAGCTTTATCAATACTGCTATAATGCTTTAAGCAGTTCCAGATGAAGTTAGACTTTAAGTTAGACCAATGGCAGGAGGATGTCTTAACAGCAGAGGGTAACCTATGCATCTGTTCAGGAAGGCAGGTAGGGAAGAGCCAGATCATAGCCATAAAGGCCTCTGAATACATATCAAATCATCCCCATAAGACAGTACTAGTGGTATCCATTACAGAAGAACAAGCTGAGCTCATGATCCAGAAGATCATGTACTACCTGCATAACAACTACCCTAGTCTTATCTCAAGGGGTAAGGACAAGCCAACCAAACACCTTATCAAACTGAAAAACCATAGTGAAGTCAAGTGTAAGGCAGTTGGTCAGTATGGTTTAGGTATCCTAGGGCTTACGATAGATGTACTAGTACCAGATGAGGCAGCATACATGCCTGATATCTGGGCTAACCTAACACCCATGCTCTTAACAACAGGTGGTCAGATATGGTTATTGAGTACCCCTAATGCTAGACAGGGGTACTTCTATGAGGCATACACTAACCCAGACATGCACTTTAAGACATTCCATGTCAATAGTGAAGAGGTAGCAGAAGCTAGACCAGAGCCTAACAGGTCAATAATGAAGTCTTATCTAGCAACAGAGAAGGCTAGAATGACCAACTTACAGTATTCGCAGCAGTATTTAGCTCAGTTCTTGGAAGAGTTAGGACAACTCTTTCCAGATGATCTAATCAAATCACAACAGATGCTCCAGAGGGTTGTTCCTCCTCTCACGAGTTCTCCCTCTGGAGACTTTTATCTGGGAGTGGACGTGGCTAGAATGGGAGGTGATGAAACAACTTTCGAGATTCTTGAGAAGATAGATGATAAGTTTTATCATAGAGAGAACCTCATGCACAAGTACACACTGACAACCGAAACAACAGATAAGATTCTAGAACTTGATAATCTTTATAACTTCAGACAGATTTACATAGATGATGGTGGAATGGGAGCTGCCATCTTTGATAATCTTCTGGCAGAATCCCAGACCAGCTCAAAGATAGTTGCAATCAACAACGCAGCAAGGGCTTTAAACCCTGATGAATGGAAAGAGAACAGAAGAAAGAAACTGTTGAAAGAGGATCTCTACATGAACTTTAAGCATTTGCTTGAAAGAAAAAAACTCAAGCTTCTTGATGATCCAGAAATAGCAGTAAGCCTTAAGTCAATAATTCTTGAAACAAATCCTAAGACTAATGATATTCGTATATATGGAAGGTATACACACATTGCAGAAGGTTTAATCAGAGCAGCATGGTGTGTGAAAGACATACATTTAAATTTATATTATGAATGGAGTTGAATCATGGCAACAGGAATATTTTGTACGTTAGCTGAAGTTCAATATAAAGCAGGAGCAGGAGCCAGTGCAGTATCCAAAGCTGAAGCTTATGTAGACAATTACACAACTCAGGTTGAATCCCAGATTAATGCAACCTGCAGATATAACTTTAGTGATAATTATACAACTCTCAATGCTGATACAAAGGGAATTTTAAAGGAAGCAGCATCAGATCTTGCTGCAATATATGTAATAATCTATGATATGTCAGGATATACTTCAAGAATAGAAGCAGAAGACATGATAAATGTTTTAAGGGATGCAGCCCTTAGATGCTTGGATTTATTAAAGGAAAAGAAGCATACTGATTTCATAAGAGAGGTTGTATAATGACTTTAAATGTGAGTTCTTTATTTCCAGATCCAACAGGAGTTGGTGGTGATGAACTATTTGTTATAAGCAATTCAGAAGCAGCAAAGAATGGCCCTCAAGTAGTAAAATATGATTCCACGGTATCAGGCGTTGATAAAACTGTATATACTGTTCCAGCAAGTACTGTTTTGTATATAACTTCATGCTGGGTAAGCTGCATTAATGATACTGTAGCAGGAAATAGTGGAACTGCTTATTTACAAGTAAACCCTTTAGGAACAAGCAGCAGAATGATAGGACTTATTGTTGGTAACTTACAAAGTGCAGTTGGAGTTGAACCATCAGGTGCTTTTTCAAGTGATTTTCCAATGCCTTTAAAGTTAGAGGCTACAAGAACAGTTATACTTGGTGGAAATGCTGCTATAATGATGGGCGGTTTTATAGGCTGGACAGAGGCTGCATAAAATGGCATATACAGAATTAAGTCAAGCACAAACAGGAGCACAGGCAGGGGTAATAACAGATTATTCAGTAGCATCTAAAGCAACAGATGCAGGAACAGGATCAAAAGAAACAACATGGATTAATCCAAAGGCTTCTCAATATCTTGGATATTACAAAACCATCCCAGAGTTGAAGATGGCTATAGATGCCAAAGCTACATGGACTATAGGAAAAGGCTTTATCTCAAATCCAATCACTTCATTATTTTTATCAACAATCAAAGGTCATGGGAAAGATACGTTTAACTCTATTCTTGAAAACATGATCAAGAACTATCACATCTATGGGGATGCTTATGCAGAAATAATAATGGATGGGGATATGATTGTAAATCTAAAGCCATTAGATCCCAGCACAATCAAAATCGTAGCAGATCCTAAGGGCTTGATCATAAGATATGAACAAATATCCAAAGCTTCAAATGGAAGCGTTAAGAAGTTTGAGCCAGAGGATATATTCCACTTGTCAAGAGGCAGGATAGCAGATGAGATTCATGGCATTAGCTTGATTGAAGCTGTAGAATGGATTATATTAGCTCGTAATGAAGCCATGGCAGATTACAAGAAGCTTCTTCACAGGAATGTATACCCTGTCAGGATATGGCATCTTGATACAGATGTAGCAAGCAAGATAACAGCTTTTAAGGCTAAGGTTGCAGCTTCCAAAGGCGATGGGGAAGATATCTTTATACCTAAGGGTGCAGTAGATCAGGAACTAGCATCAGTACCTCCAAATTCAACTTTAGATCCAAAGGAATGGATACAACTTTTAAATCAGTATTTCTATCAATCAGTATCAGTTCCTCAAATCATCATTGGTGGATCTCAAGAGCTAACACAAACAGCAGCTCAAGTTGCTTATTTATCATTTGAGCAAAGCATAGAGGAAGAGCAGTTGTTTATAGAAGAGCAGGTATTAGCACAGCTTAATATTGAGATACAGCTAGAGTTCCCAGCAAGTTTACAGAATAATCTTTTATCAGATCAAGCTAAAGATGCAACACTAGAACAAAACACCAACCAACCAAGTAATCTTCAACCTCCAATGGAAAGGCAGGGGGGTATGAATGGCTAAATTCAGAACATCAGGAAAGCAGTATAGCACAACAGGAAAGCAATTTGGTTCTTCAGTAGGATCAGCAGGAGGTGCTCAAGTATCAGCACCAGCACCAGCTCCAGCAGCAGCACCATCAGCAGCAGCTCAACCTATGCAAACTTTTGCATCTCAAGGGCGATCAGCTCCAGCAAATCTATTTAATTCATCAGGAAATCTTATTTCAGCAGGTACTAATTCACTTCAAAGTTATGCACCATCAGCAGCAGGTTATTATTCATCAGCTCCAGCAAATCTGCCATCTCCAACAGCACAATCAAGTTCTTTATCCCCACAGGCAGCTCCAGCAGCAACTCAAGCTCCAACAGCAGGATCTACAACACAAGCCGCTCCAGTTGTTAATCAGGGTTATTTAGGGAATATTATACCTGATCAATATTTGAATTATAATGCTCAAACTAAGACATGGGAAGGAGCCTTTGCCTCAGCAGGAAGAGCCATGGATACTCTATCATACGCTTTTAATAATCCTTTTGATGCAATTGGAGTAGCACGAGACCCAAATATAAGCATGAATGACATTGTAAAAGCTCATTTTGAAAAGTCTGCATCAGAGAGGAACATTGAAACTCTTGGTGCAACAGCAGGATATGTAACAGCAATTATAGCAGGATATACGGCATTAACTGCATTAGGTAATCTAGCATTAAGTGCAGGTGGGCCGGAAGCTATAGCTGCTGCAAATACACCACAAGCTGCAGGCGTTGTAAGCAAAACAGTTCAGGCAGCAGGGCAAGTAGCAGTAAACACAGCAACTAAGACATCAGTAATTAAATCAATAGTAGGACTTTCATTAGGAACAAAATTATCAACAGTCGGGGGTATTTTAACTCTTGTAAGTGTTGCAACAGCTGGGGGATTATCAACAGATGATAAAAAAACTGATTTTATAAAAAAGAGTGGGGAACTTGCTGTAAATCTTAAGCAACTCGGGATGAATTCAGAAGCAGATGCTTTAAACAAAATGAATGTAGATTTGAGAGATGGATTTGATAAAGTAAGAGGATATATTCCTATCTTTGGAAAAGCTTGGGAAGGATCCAAAATTAATCATTACATAGAGATATTGGATGAATATGATTTAAAATATAAAGCAGCAGTAAAGGAAGCTAATGAAAAAGAAGAATTAGACATGCTTGCTTACAAAGAAGCTAAAGAAGGAAAAGACAGAGTTTATGCAGAGGAGCAGAAACAAGAACAACGCAGATATAATGAGGAAAGGGAATTAGAACAGAGAGGATATTCAGAACAGCGTTTAGATGAGTCAAGAGCATATAACGAGCAACAACAGGAAGAGGAAAGAAAACGACAAGAAGAAGCAGCAGCAGGAGCAGAAGCTACTTCAGTAGAAGCATCAGGATCAAGCACCTTAAACTTTGGTTTGCTTAATTCATCAGGGGACATAGAGTATGTTGATAGAGATAAGGCTTCACAGTATTATTTTGAAAAGCCATTTGAGGAACTAACCCCTGCACAAAAGAAATTGTTAATGTTATCAAAAGGAAAATAGATTAAGAATTCTTTTCTTCATAAACTCTTTTAGAAAAATAATAACCTATTATCATTGATGTAATAGCAGTAATCGTTCCATCTTTCCCCTGATAAAGCAAAACAAAACACATTATCAAAACAATTAAAGCTATCACATCTCTTGTTTGAATTCTACTTAAAAAAGATTTTATTTCTTTTTTACCCGCCATAGTAAAATATATAAACTTAAGAGATATTTAAATGTTATGGAAAAAGATAATTTCAAAGAAGCAAAGGATCTTTTAGAAAA